GAACTGCGTGCAGTAAACGTGCGGCGCGATCGGTATCACGTCCGGCCAGAGATCCACGGCCTCCCGGCAGTATTCCTGCGCCCTCTGTATGTTCTTTTCCATGTCCCCGCGGCACGGGGAGCATATATAAATCAGTCTTTTTCTCAAATTGTTGCCCCTCCTTCTCCAGCAGCTTCTTGGAGCCGCTGCTCGCTTATTTTGCAATAGTCTGGGTTTATATCTATCCCGATAAAGTCCCGCCCTTCTTTGGTCGCCACGGCGCCCGTGGTTCCGCTTCCTGAGAATGGATCCAGCACCGTGTCCCCCGGTCTGCTTCCTGCTAATATACACGGCCGCACCAGTTCCTCTGGGAATGTGGCGAAGTGTGCGCCTTTATATGGTCGCGTCGCGATTGTCCATACGCTGCGCCGGTTCCTTTTCCCGGTTTCATTTGCTGTGAGTCCGTGGCTTTCTCGCTCGACTGTGGAGCTGTTGTTTTTTGCTTTTCCGTGTGTGTATGCGTTCCCGCCTCTAAATGTTTTCGCGTTCCCTCTTTTTCTTCCGGGCTTCTTTGGATCGTAGCCGACGGCCAGTTCTTTGACGGCTTCGGCGTTGTAGTAATAGCGGCCGGATTTGCTCAGAAGGAACACATACTCGTGGGCCCTAGTCGGTCGATCTTTTGCCGCCTCCGGCATTGTGTTGGGCTTGTGCCAGATTATGTCGGCCCGTAGATACCAGCCGTCTGAGCGTAGAGCGAAGGCCAGCAGCCACGGGATCCCGATCAGATCTTTGCGTTTGACGCCGCCGTCCTCAAAGTGCTTAGCGTAGCTATCCCCCATATTGAGCCAGAGCGTGCCGTCGTCTTTTAGAACTCTGTGCACTTCTCTGAATACCTCTACCAGCTTCCTGACATACTCGTCCGGACTTTCCTCCATGCCGATCTGATCAGCTGCGTTATAGTTTCGCATGTTGTAGTATGGCGGTGAGGTCACGCATGTGCTGCAGCATTGATCTGGCAGCTTTTTGAGTTCTTCCAGTGCGTCGCCTTGTATAATTTGCATTTATGCGTCCACCTCCCCGGCTTCGAGGGCCACCCGGTCGGCTGCTGCCTCGATTGCCTTATTTTGCCAGCCCCAGCTCAGTTTGTAGTAGGTTTCGTCTCTTTCCCTGCGGTCGGTTTCCAGCCGCTCCAGAAGTCCCCGGCCTCCGTCTGGCAGCGCTGCAGCCGCTGTGTCTATTTGCTCGTTTACTGCGTCCGGCGTCATGCTCCGGGCTTTTTCCCGTTCATACATTGGCGTGTACTGCTGCATGAACGCCACCCGATCCATACCGGGCTTACCCCCTGCGCAGTAGCTCCGGTGCATTTCCCAGAGGTTGCCCCAGCCGATTGACTCGACGGCACGGGCCACCAGCGGCGGGAGCTGCCGGTTCAGGTTGCCGTGGTTATATTGCCCGACTGTGTAGAGCAGGTCGGACACTGCCAGCCACGCCTTGTCCGGCGCTATGAGGTCAGGGTGCTGGATCTCCAGCATGAGCTCCCGGATCTCCGCGACGCTTGGCGGCCATTTGCTCGTTGCTATGTGTTTTTTGACTGCCAGCCCCACGATCCCGGCCGCGTCTGCCTCAAACATCATAGCCCAGAGGTTGACCGTGGCCTTGACGGCCTCGGCGTCCTTGAATTTGTCGTAGTTCGGGTAGGCTGTGACGACGATTGCCACCAGCCGGGCTGCGTCTGCCTTTGTCAAAATGAGTCGCCCCCTTCCTCATCTGCGATAATGTCCGCGAGCACTCCCATGGTGTCGGTGCGTCCGCTGCTTTCCTGCGGCCTCTGGTGCTTGTCGTCGGTGTATTTACCTTCGAGCGTTTTCGCCATGTTCTCGCTGTTCATCAGCCAGTTGAAGTCTGCCGTCCAGTTCCGGCCGTTCTTGCCTTTCAGGAAGGCCGAAGCCTCGGCGAGCTCGAACAGTTCCCGGAACGTGTCGAGGTTCTGGCCGTATTCCTTCCAGCGTGCTGCGATCGCCTTCTTGCGCTTTGCGCTTATGTTACGCAAGGCGGGGTAGCTCTTGCAGATCTCGTGATAGAGATCCACGATCACCTTGTACGGCGCAGGCTCAGCTCCGCAGCCGTTAGGCTGTAAACCTTCACTCTCTGGTGTACTCTGGTTTGGTCTACTCTGGTCTACTCTAGTCTGGTCTACTCTGCCTACGGCTTGCCCGTTGTTGTTCTCCGTTCCGTCCGCGGTCTGTCCGTCGGTCGTTCTCTGGTCGGTCTGCGGAGAAGCGGCAGCAGCACGGCGGCGTCTCGATCTTAGCTTTTCGGCCTCTCTCTGGTCGATCAATTTCCCGGTGTACTCGTACCAGTCGTGGATCTCCAGCGTTCCGGCGTCGTTTTTGTCCAGAAAACCGGCGTTTGTCATGGTTTCCACCAGTTCGTCGGCGTCTCCAGTCCATTGTGCTGCGCGTGAAATGTTGCGGTTGCTGATTCCCTCCAGCGATCCGGTGGGAGTGTTGTCGAGCGCCCAGAGCCAGAACGAGATCAGCAGGCCGAGCATGTAGGCCGGTTCAATGTCCAGCTCGTCGGCAGCTGCCAGCAGCTTGCGGTGATCTTTCAGTTGTTGGTGTACTTGGATCCATGCCACTGTGCGTTCCTCCTTTCGTGGTTCATTTTTGGCTTAAATTTCAGACGTTGCCGAACAGTCCGCAGATTGTCCGGCGGTCGTCCGTTGGTTTTCTTCTTAATTAAAAGGGAGCGGCTCGTCCGAAGCGTCCATGAAGCCGTCCCCGGTCGTCTGCTGGCTGTTGCCATTGTTCGTTCCCCCTCCGTTGTTGCTGTCTGCGAAGTAGAGGCGGGAGGCCACGACTTCGACGGCCTTGTGCGTCTTTCCGTCCTCGCTTTTCCATTTTCTCGTGCTGATCCGTCCCTCGACGACGATCTGGCGGCCTTTGGTGAGATAGCGGCCGCAGAACTCGGCCAGCTCACGCCAGCACACGATCGGTATGTAGTCGGGCGGTGTGCTCTTGTCTTTACTCGGCACCTGCACGGCGAGGTCGAAGCTCGCCACCGGTGTGCCGTTCTGCGTGTATCTGATTTCCGGTTCCTGAGCCAGTCGGCCCAGAAGTCCTACATGGTTAAACATTAGTGATTACCTCCTTGCTGTTTTGCTGCATTGTCCAGAGAGTTGCAGATCTCGTCGTACTGGGCCCGCGTCAGCTGGTGCGGATCCTGCACTTTGTAGAACTGCACGATCCGGTCGTTGATCGCCTGCTGGCTCATGCCTGCGTCCTCGCCCTTTTTGTACATGCGGTTGAGCTGCGCGTCTGAGAGCCCGCGTGAGCCCCCAGAGTGGCCCGTCTGGGCCGTTTGTCCGTTCGGCTGTGTATTTCTTCCACCTGCATTGTTTTGAGGCTGTGTGCCCTTATTCTGGCCCGTCTGCGCCTCGCTGCTGTGGTCGCTCATGTCTGGATCGTCGTCGCCCTGATCAATGCCGAACTTCTCAAAGAGATAATATTTGAGGCAGTACGTCCACGCGGAGCCCTTCGCTTTGTCCGGGCCTCCGTCGTTGGTTCCGATCGCGTGGAGCGTTACCTCCAGAGAGTCCTCCGGGTTGTCCGCGTTTGTCCAGCGGATCGTCAGGTCTGCCTCATACACCCAAACGACGCGATCGCCGTTTCTGGTGTGCTGCACGAAGTTGGAGTAGTACACCTCGTCGCCGTTCTCGGCGTGTCTGGTTGCCTTCTCGCCCACTATGTCGAAGTTGACGCCTTGCGCGTTCATGGCCGGGGTGAGAAGCTCGTACACGTCGAAGATCTTCGCGAACTTGTACTTCACGCCGTCGCTGTGTGCCTTCTGTACTATGCCGGGGATCGCTTTCCTCAGCTCCACGAATTTCTGCTGGAGTGTGAGAGAAGCGGCAGGCCCGGCGGCCTTGGTTGTTGTTCCTGCTGCCATGGTTTCCTCCTTAAATGTCCACCGTGAAGGTGTCCGGCTTCTCGATCAGAGCTACGCCTTCCACCAGTTCGCCGGTGGTCGTGTCTACGATCTGGCCGCCGATAATGCCGAGGCGCTTCTTAAATTCGCCCCAGCGAGGCTTCTCGGTGGTCTGGATCATGTCCTCGTTGCCGGAGGCTCTCAGGTACTCCAGCAGCTTTTCGTCGTCCTGCTTCATTTGCGTGCCGCCCAGCTTCTTTGTGAGGGTTCCACTCAGAAGGCGGTAGCTCTCTTTGGTCTTGGTTGCTCTGTGCGGTACCGTCTCGAAGTATTCCGCGAGCTTTCCAGTCAGGAAGCGGGTGCCGTTCTCGTAGCGGCGCTGTGCTGCGTCCACCTTTTCCTGAATGGCTTCGATCTGCTTCTCGGCCAGTGTCTTGATCCGGTCGAGTTCTTCCTTTTCCTCTGCGATTTTGCGGACGGCCCAGTCTGCGCAGCCGTCGTCCCTGATAGCCCACGCAGGGCGCTGGCCCTCGTCCTCGTCGCTCTGGTAAAATGTCGCCATGTCCAGAGCTTCCAGCTCGTCCAGCGTGGCGGTAGGCGCCAGAGTCGCCTCTGTGGCCTCGTCTGTGCCCGCTACGGGCGTTTCTTCTGTCTGGTTGATAATTTCCCCGCCTTCGGTCTTTTCGACTTCCTGAGCGGCCTCTGTGGTTTCCTGCTTGGTTTTCTTAGCCATTGTCATGTCCTCCCTTTTCTAATTTCTCCAGAGCCTCCCGGAGCTGCCGCTGGGTGTTCTGGTGTTCCTCGATTTCTTCGGCGAGATTTTCCTGTGTCTCTTTGAGCTGCGCGTCCTTGCGCTGCCAGTTCTGATACCACTCGTCGGAGCTCTGCCGAGCTTCTGTGAGCTGGCGCTCCGTTTCTACCAGTCGGAGGATCAGATCCGCTAAATGGTCGGTGAGCTGCCGGATCGGGTTGTCCCGTTTCGGCTCGTTGTATTCGTTCATCATTCCTCGGCCTCCTTGAAAAATTTGTGATTGTTGATTGTCAGGACGTACACCTGCGACTCGTGCCAGTCACTCTGGACGAGAGAGGGCGCGTAGAAGTATTTGATCGGCTCGCTCGTTGCTACCTGCCCGAAGTCGAACACGGCCTCGACGGCCTCCAGAGCT